TTTCTGTAGAGGGTTATGCTCAAAATTTTGTAAAAGATATTTGATCTTTAAAATAGACATATTATACTATAAAAGTGCGGTTAGTAAATTTTAAATCTCTTACAATCAAGAACTTTCTCTCTGTTGGAGAAACACCAGTTACTATTGACTTTCAATCTGGTGTTAATGTTATTACAGGCATTAATTACGACAAAGAAGATTCAAAGAACGGTGTCGGAAAATCTACTATTGCCGACGCTTTGTACTTTGCATTGTTTGGAACAACAATTAGAGAACTATCTAAAGATCTCATAGTTAACTCTTTCACAAAAAAGAAATGTGAAGTAGTTCTAGATATTGATATTGAAAACGGAAATGGTTTGTCCCGGTACCGTATCATAAGAACCATTAACCCTACAAAGTGCTATATGACAAAGAACGGCGAAGACGTAACTCGTTCTACAATGGCTAAAACAAATGAGTTTATTCAAAAGCTTGTCATGTCAAATGGCAAGATCTTTCAAAACTCTGTCATAATGACAATCAATACGACTATACCCTTCATGGCTCAATCTAAGATTGACAAGAGAAAATTTATTGAGAGTATTCTTAGTCTTGAAATCTTTTCTGATATGTTGTCAAAAGCTCGGGAAGAACATAATGAGCTTAAAAAAGACTACGAGGTATTATTTACTAAAATCGAAGGCATTGAAAAGGGTTACAAATTTAATAAAGAGCAGCTTGATGCCTTTGAAGAAAACAAAAGACAAAAAATTGAAGCCCTAGCTAAACGTATTGAAGAAAATAAGCAAAAAATCGAAGAGCTCAAAAAAGACATTAAGCAACTACCAGCTGATGTTATTGAAAAGCTCAATACAAAAGAAGAAGAGATCAATAATGAACTAAAACAAATTCGTGAACTCTATAAAGCTGCTTATAACAATTTAGCTGATGTTAAGAGTAAAATTAGTCATGTCGAAAATCAGTTAAGAGAGATTGAAAAAGTTGGAGCTATTTGTACTACTTGTAAACGGGAATACTCAGAAGACGACCTTAAGCATAAAGAGGCCAATAAAAAAGAACTTAATAACAAACTAAAAGATCTTAATAAAGAACTTGCTACAGCTCAAAAAGCTCTTGATAAAGTTAATACCGATCAAGTTAAAAAAGAAAAAGAACTCAAAGATATTCAAGATAAGAAAAATGTAGTAAGAGACGTTTTAAACAATAATAAAAACACCGAGACAAAAATTACACTTATTGAGGAAAATATTCAAAGTCTTACAAAAGAGATTGATCAGGTCAAACAAGAGTCAAACAAGGCTTTAGAAGAAGTAGTAAAAGATCTTGAAGAAAAACTTAAAATAGGTAAACAAGATCTCGAAAAACTCGATCATGACTGTTCAGTATTAGAGGTTGTTAGATTTGTAGTATCTGAAGAGGGTGTTAAATCGTATATAGTTAAAAAGATCTTAGCCGTGCTTAACGGTAGAATGGCCTACTACCTTGAAAAACTTCATGCTAATTGCTTGTGTCAGTTTAATGAGTTCTTTGATGAACAAATTACCGATGAAAAAGGTGAACTAAAATCGTACTTTAACTTCTCAGGTGGTGAACGTAAGAGAATTGACTTAGCCTGTTTGTTCTCGTTTTTAGATATTCGTCGTATGCAAGGAGATGTACATTTCTCAACTATCATCTATGATGAGCTTTTAGACTCCTCTCTCGACGATAAAGGAGTTGAATTGGTATTAGATATTCTAAGAGAACGTTCTCAGATGTATAACGAGAATTGCTATATTATCACACATCGCGGCACTACTATTACTGAGAAAATCGATAACACAATATTTCTGGAAAAGCGTAATAATTTTACCTATTTATTATCATAACTTTATGTCTCAGTTCATTGTTCAACAATCCGGTATCCCTAATTTAATAGGTGCACCTATTGGTCTACCGCCTTTTATTCCTACAACTACCCAAGTGTTACCCACAAGGGGTGGAGGAGCTTTACCGCCACCAGAAATACCCGGACAAGGCTTGCCAAGAGCTATTAACTATCTTGCTGACTACGGTGGATGTTCTTGGTATCGTTGTATGGCACCTAATTTAATGCTTAATCTGTACCAAAAGGCAGTCATGCTTGAGCTTACAACAATGGTATTAGACCCGAGATTTTATGCCGGTGTTAAAGCAGTTAAGATTCAACGTCAAGCGACACCTATTCAAAGAGACTTCGTTAAGATGCTTAAACAAATCTCAAGTCAAATGCCTGACGGAGGATTCAAGCTTATTTACGAAATTGACGATATTGTCTTTAGAGAAGATATACCTGACTTCAATAGAAACAAAGATGCTTTTGTAGCAGATGAGATTCGTAACTCTATTTTAGAGATTCTTGATATGTGTGATGAAATTACCGTAACTTGTGATTTCATGAGAGATTATTTTAACGAAAAAACAGGTACTAAAAAAGCTACTGTAATTCCTAATTACCTCCTTAAGTGGTGGTTCGATCGCTATTATAATCTCGGAGATCTTGTTAAAAACTTTGAAAAAAATAAAAAGAAGCCTATCGTTTCTATCTTTGCTTCTGGTACACACGTAGATGTTACAAATCGCACAAATCAAAACGATGATTTTGCTAAAGTAGTTCCTGCTATTATTAAGTCACGTAAGGATTTTAAATATCAATTTTACGGTTGTTATCCCTTACCCTTAAAACCTTTTATTGATAGAGGAGAAATTATCTTTAAGGAATGGACACCTTTACCTGAATTTCCAGGCGCTATGGCTGAATCTGGTACACAGCTCACCTTTGCTGCTCTTCAAGATAACAACTTCAACCGCGCTAAGAGTAATATTAAATTACTTGAAGCCGCAGCTCTAGGTATTCCTTGTGTATGTCCAGATATGTGTACATACAAGGATGCCCTCTTGAAGTACAATACAGCAGACGAATTTATTGACTGCATTAAAACAGCTACAAAGAATCAGACTGTTTATGCCGATCTTTGTAAGAAATCGCGGGCTTATGCAGATAATTTTTGGTTAGAAGATGAAAAGAACCTTATGAAACATCATGAGGCTTACTTCACCCCGCTTGGTTCACCAGATCGAAAGTATTTGCTTGAGACTAACCCAAGGTCATAATACAATAGGTATTAGTGTATAGGAACGCATCATATAACCCTCGAGAGGGTACTGTTTATCTAAGAACTTGGACCGAAGACGGTAATCGAATTGATACCGAAGTTCCGTTCACCCCTTATCTCTATACTGAGCATAAAGACTCTAAAGATGCTACTTCTATCTTTAAGACTTCACTTAAAAAGCATTACTTCAAAAATACCTTTGAACGTACTAAATTTGTACAAGAAACTAAGAATCCGAGATTGTTCGGTAACTTATCAGTCGATCAGCAGTTCTTAGTTGATCGGTTCAAAGAAGAGGTTCATAAACCGGAGTTCAGTCAGTTTCCGCTCAAAGTCTTTTTTATTGATATTGAAACGTACTCCCCTGGTGCGTTCCCTATCCCGAAATATGCTAAGGACCCTGTTAATCTCATAACTATACTTGATACACTTAGTGGTAAAATTCACACCTGGGGTCTTAGAGAGGATTACAAACCTAAACTCGATAACGTAACATACTACTGCTGTAAAACTGAAGGAGAACTGTTTGAAAGGTTTGTTAACTTTTGGAAGAAGGATCCGCCAGACATTCTGACAGGTTGGAACACTGAACAATTCGACATTCCCTATATCATCAATAGAGCTAAGAACCTACTCGGTGAAGACTTTATTAAACAGTTCTCACCCGTCGGTCAAGTACACTATAGAGAAAACTTCGCTAAGTTTGGCAAAGAGATGGGTAGATGGTATATTTCCGGTATTAGCTGTTTGGACTACATGGAAATTTACAAAACGTACTCCAAGGGTGATAGAGAGTCGTTCTCTCTAAACTATATCTGTGAATACGAACTAGGTGAAGGCAAACTAGCAATTAACGCTACTAATCTTTCTTCGCTCTCTGAAACTGATTGGGAAAACTTTGTCGATTATAATATTCAAGACGTTGATCTGCTTCGTAAACTTGAAGAGAAACTAAACTACTTAAAGATTATTCGACTCTTGTCTTATAAAGGCTGTACAAATTTTGAGAGGGCTCTGGGTAAGGTATCGATTGTAACTGGTGCTATGACGCTTCAGGCACAGAAGCAGGGATACATCATTCCTACATTTAAGAACGAAACTGAAAGAGAGTCACTCGAAGGTGGTTACGTCAGAGATCCTGAGAGAGGACTTAAAGAAGCTATTGTATCCTTTGACGTTAACTCTCTATACCCTAATACTATTATTACTCTTAATATTGGCTCTGAAACGAAGTTAGGTAAAATCGTAACTGGTGATCCCGAGTACGACAAAGAGATCGAGATCAAACTTGAGTCAGGTGGTATGTTTAAAGTTACTACTGATAAACTCAAGAAGTTCTTAAAAGACGAAAACGTAGCTCTATCTAAAGCGGGGGTATTGTACTCGCAGAAGTTTAAAGGTGTCTGTCCTAACCTGATTAATAGTATCTATGACGAACGGGTGTATGCTCGTAATGAGATGCTTAAGCTTAAAAAGACGAAGCAGAAAGATAAAGAAACGGTCGGTAAGATTCAATACTTTGATACATTACAGTACACGTTAAAGATTCTTCTTAACTCCATTTACGGTACGTTTGCTAACAAGCATTCAGCGTTCATGGATATTGATAATGCTTCGTCTATCACTCTTACAGGACAAGCTGTTGCTAAAGCAGGTGGCGCTATTGTAGACGCTTGGGCTAAGGAAAAGTTTGGTATTGACGAATCACTCATTATTGCTGGTGATACTGACTCCCTGTACACAACTATTCAACCTATCCTCGATAAACTGGGCCTACCTCTTGTTAAAGACGGTAATATTACTCCAGAGGCACACAAAATTATTAATGCCATGGAAAAGCATCTCAATACCGAGATTATTAGCTGGGCTAAATCTGATCTTAATTCTGCTGACCCGCGTTTTGTCTTTAAGCGTGAAGCTATTGCTGACGTCGGAACGTTCTTACAGAAGAAACGTTACATTATTCATATTTTAGACGAAGAGGGCGTTCCTACTAATAAGTTCAAGTATGTAGGTGTTGAACTAGCCCGGTCAACAACTCCTAAGGAAGTAAAGGCCTTGATTAAGAAAACTATTGATACGGCCTTCCTTACAAAAGATATCAAGAAGACTAATGAAGTGTTCCGGGAGGCTTACGACCACTTTAAAAACTTAGATGTATCTGGAGCCGCTTTCCGGAAAGCTGTAAAAGAACTAGAAAAGTACTCAGGTGGAGCCTCCCTGCATAAGTTTAACCTCGGTACACCCTGTCACGTAAAAGCTGCTCTTGCCTATAACTTCTTACTCGAAAAGATGTCCATACAGACCAAATATGAAAAGATTAACTCTGGGCAGAAGATCAAATACTTCTACGCTATGAAGAATCCTTACGGTCTGGATGCTGTAGCGTTTACCGGAGAGTATCCTGACGAATTTCATCAGATTAAAATTGACTATGACAAAATGTTCGGCAAAATTGTAGCGCCACCTATCGAACAAGTTTACGAAGCTATTGGATGGAGATTACCGGTAATTGGTAAAGAAGTTCAAACAGATTTATTTGATTTATTTGGAGACTAATTTATACTTTCAACTATGCTTATTTCACATGAAACACCTGTAAGTTTGCTTCCTTATTCTTGGGGATACAATTCGTATGACTATTGTTTAGTGCACCTCCTTCCTGAGAATCAAAAGTACAAAGACTTCTACTTTAAATCCGTAGAATATGGCCGTAAAGTTCTTTTGGATAATTCTATCTTTGAACTAGGAACAGCTTTTGATCCTGATCAATTTGCTTATTGGGTTAAAGAACTTAAACCTTTTGAGTATGTTATTCCTGATGTCTTAGAAGATACCGAAGGTACTTGTAAATCGATGGATAACTTCTTGTCAAAGTATTCTGATCTCCCGGGTCGTAAGATTGGGGTCGTTCAGGGTAAGACATATAAAGAAATTGTCGATTGCTATGACTTTGTAGCACCTAAAGTTGATAAAGTAGCTATCTCTTTTGACTATTCTTATTATCTAGAACATTGGTCGACAACCGAAATCAAAGTTCCTGAGTTTGTTAAGCAACATGAAGAAAATAAATGGTTTAAGTATGCCTTAGGGCGAGCATTACTGCTTAACAATCTTTATAATGACGACGTCCTTGATGTTACAAAAACACACCACCTTCTAGGTGCATCAGTACCTTGGGAATTCTCACTCTATGCTAAAAACGATCTATCAGAATATATTGAAACGATTGATACTTCAAACCCGATTGTAGCAGGTATTCTTGGAAAGAAGTACGAACCAGAGTATGGTTTATCAGAAAAATGGTCTGTAAAGCTTGTTGACTTTATTGATGCTGAATTAACAGAGCAGCAAATTTACGATTCGTTCTGGAATATTACACAGTTTAGAAAATTCTGTGTATGAGTTTATTCAATTTTAGAACATTTGCTGAGTATATTACAAATAGTGATCAAGTAGTTGTTGGGGAAGGTTTAATAAAAACATATCCAGTTGCAAATCTAAAGAAAGCTTTGGGTGAAAAAATAAAAAAACTTGGTATAGAAAAAATTCAAGAATATCAAACATTTACAGGTATACCTATAGGTTTAGTTTTAACGGTACCGGTTCAAACCTACATAGATGAAATAAAAAAAATATTAGATGTATACGGCTATTATATCGGAATTCAAAGAGGAGAAAGTATTCAAGTTGAACCTAAATACCCGTTTCGGGTAAGTAAAGAAGATCTTCCCCAGTATGCATACCATATAGCTTCCCGGTCGCGTATTAATAAAATATTGCAGCAGGGTCTTGTTCCTCGAGA